GTACTACCTGCTGTGGATGCTCCACCACCTGCGCCACCACCAGCATCTGGAGATGGAGGTCCTGATCCACCATTTTGTCCTTGTGCTGGACTTGTTGGAGGAGTATTTCCACTTCCTCCTGCGTTTGGTGCTCCTTTACAAGCTCCCGTTCCACCACCTGAACCACCATTTCCACCAGCTCCTGCTCTAGCACCGCCTCCACCACCACCAGCTGAAGTGATTGTGCTAAAAATTGAATTTGAACCAGCATTTCCTGGTTGTGGGGAAGTAGTTTGAGCAGCACCACCTGCTCCAACTGTAATAGGATAAGTAGATACCCCTACTGCTATCCCAGCAGCACTTAAAGGAGAATCTGTATAAGGAGTAACAGGACCACATCTACCTTCTCTGTATCCACCAGCTCCACCAGCTCCTCCTTGCCCATCTACACCACCTCCGCCGCCACCAACTACTAGATAACCTACTTTATTATTACTCGATTCATTTGATATACCTGATACAACAAAACAACCATCACCTGTAAAAGTATGAATTTTATCGTTACCTGAAGTGGTAACTGTACCTCCTGTAGCAGTAATAAAAGTAGGTTTTTCTAAATCAGCCACATTGGACTCAACTGTATATAACCAACCTTTGGTTGCGTCAGAATAAACTAATATGATACTTGCTCTGTTTGTACTAATTAATGAGTCGTTAGCGACACCTTGAATATTGTTTCCGTTTCTTCCTATTGTAAGATTATTTGTAGCAAATGTACCAGCATAATCTTTAATGGCAATTGTATCACCAGCACTTGGTGAACTTGGAAGTGTAATTGTATGTGCGGCACTTGTTGTATCAATAAAATATCCATTACCAGCGACTGCTGTTGTTCCTGTTGAACCGTCAGCTGTTACAACTGATTGCCAAGACACAGCAGGTATAGAACCTGACGCACCTAAAGAAACAGATGTTCCATTAACTGTTATACTTGAATTTGCTAGTTTAGCGTTAGCGATTGAACCAGCGAGTTTAGCAGATGTAATAGAATTATCTTCTATATCTACAGCCGCTACTGAACAATCTACAAGTGCTTTTGAACCTATTTTTGAAATTGCCATATCTTAAATCTCTTTCTTACTATTTATAATGTTTCCCTATTGAAATTTGTATCGTATTATAATGATTCCTTTACCGCCATTAGCACCATCTCTACCAGGATCTGATCCTCCACCTCCTCCTCCGCCACTACCTGTATTTGATGTACCTGCTTGTGCGGGTGATGGTGTATTGTCTTCATCACCTCCTCTTCCACCTCCACCTGGTCCTCCAGCACCGCCGCCGCCAACTCCTGCGGGACCACCACCGCCAGCACCACCACCACCACCACCAGCTCTTGTTGTAGGTGTTCCATTAATTGAAGATGTTGCTCCATTACCACCAACTCCTGCAGTACCTGTAGGGTTAGCACCACTTCCTCCAGTTCCTGACGAAGTTGCTCCACCACCACCACCTCCCATAGATCCAGGTGAATTGTTTCCTGCTGAATTTCCTTGAGGCGGACTCACTGGTGGAGTATTTCCAATTCCACCAGCACCACTTGTACCTCCCAAGTAACCTCCTGTTGCTCCACCCCCTGAACCACCATCTTGAGCAGCACAATTTGGGTCTCCTCTATTTCCACCAGCACCACCGCCAGTAGAAGTTATTGTACTAAAAACTGAATTTGATCCATTACCAGGAGCACTTGGACCAGTAGAAGGAACTGGTTGACCAGCTCCACCTCCACCAACTGTAACTGGATAAGTTGTGGCTGTAACTGTAATACCTGAAACACCAGATCCCAAAGGACTTACTGTATAACAACCTGAAGCAGCACCTGAAGATTCTCTATAACCTCCAGCACCACCTCCACCAACACCATTACCAGAATTTGCTCCAGCACCACCGCCACCTCCACCAGCTACTACTAAATAATCTACAACATCAGGTCCTCCTAATGGGTTAACAGGAGAATTACCTATATTTGAAACCACAAAACAACCATCACCTGTAAAGGTGTGAATTTTGTAATCACCTGAAGTTGTTACTGTTCCGCCTGTAGCAGCAATATATTCTAATGGTAATCCTAAATCACCCACATTATGTTCTTCCCAATATAACCAACCTTTTGTACTATCTACATACACTAATACTAAACTAGCACGATTTGTAGATATTAAACTATCATTGGCAACACCTTGAATATTATGTCCGTTACGAGCAATCGTTAAATTGTTTGTACCAAATGTACCAGCGTAATCTTTGATAGCGATAAAGTCACCTCTATTTGCTGAAGCAGGAAGTGTAACTGTATGTACGTCTGATGTTGTATCTATAAAGTAACCTTGACCTGAAACAGCTGTGTTTGAACTACCAGCAGCTGTAATCACAGTTTGCCAGTCAACAAATTTATTATTAAATGTAACTGAACCACCTAAACTTACAGATGAACCTGTGAGTGTAACAGATGAATTAGTTAACTTTGCGTTTGTAACAGCACCGTCTTGTAATTTAGCGCTTGTAACTGTATTAGGCGCAAAATCAGCACTTGCGACTGATCCGTCTTCTATACCTTTTGATCCTACTTTATTAATTGCCATATCTATATTTATTCGTCCTGATCAGTAGTCGGATTATATTTTTTACCGTCAGTATATGAAGTAATTGTTGTCGTAAACCCAAAATCATCATCAGCATCTGCGCTAGTTGGGTTTGGAACTATAACTATTCTTTCTTCTCTCGCTTTATTAGTAGTATCTGTATCTGAATATAGATCGGATTGTACTTCTTTAATAACGCCTTGAGTTGTTGAAGGTCCAAATAAGTATGTTTTAGCAGTAAAATTTAAAGTATATATGACTGCTCTTCTTTGTGTAAAATCACCACTATAACTATCTTCATAATTAACATCATTAAGTATAATTGGTACATCTCTTTTGATGTTTAAAGATGGTACAGCGTTTACTGTAACTGTGTAATCTGGTTGAAAAAATGGAAGTATTTGTTCTACTATTTGTAATCCTGATTCGGCAGTCGCTGTAAATATATTTAATGTATAAGATATATCATATGGAACAGGAGTGTAATTATATGTCATTACTTTTCCATCTTCGCCTGATTTAACTTGTTTATACTTTTGAACTCTTGTTAACTTACGAGAGCCATCATATTCTATACCTGATATTTCAAAACTCATACGAGGTAAAGTAATCGCAAACTCTCTTTCATCTAAAGAGGGTTGTTGATCTAATCTAACTAAAAACTTTTCTTTTGGCGCATATGCTAACGGGACAGCCATAGATTGTACAACATCACCTTCACTATCTTTTCTTTTTACTTTAATTTTATTAAAAAGTTGACCAAAAGCAATAGTCATTCTTCTCATTGATTCGTTATAAAAATATGTTCCAAACATTAAAACTCTCCTTGGTCAGGATCACCAAACGGGTTACGTTCTGTGAAATCTAAAATATCATCTGCTGTTGACGCTGTATCAAACCCTGCTTCACTATCTAAATCTAAATTATCTGAATACAATGATTGAGTTTGAACATTAAAATTATGATCTTCATTTATAAAGTAGAATCTATCACCATTGACACTTTCAGTTTCTAATTGTAATGAACCCGTACCATCTTCAAGTGTAAATTGATGTTGTAAAGTATCTGTAGAGTATTGATCTTCTGCACTATCAATATCTGTAAGACCTGTATCAATTTGTTCACCAGAGTATTCCCAACGAGTACATACAAGTTTATAAACTGGTAGATTACTTAATTGAAAAAATGGCTCTTGGTCTTGTACAAATTTAATCTCAAAAAAACTATTCATCAAAGGCATATAAAGTATATCGCCTTCGTTTGGTCTTCCTTCTTTAATTAATGAAGTTTTACTATCTACTGCTTCATCAAATCTTCTTTTAGATACCATAAACGTAGTATCTTCTCTAATTTCTAAACCAAATTTATTTACAATCTCTTGTTCACCAGCAAAACCTTCAGTGGTTTCCATATACATTTCAATCATATGTGCTGTTCTAAACCTAGACAGCATATCTTCACCTAAAATTAAGTCTTTATTTACGATTGAACGAGGAAGATAGTAAATATCTTGTCCGTAGATTTTCAAACCCTCTATGATTATATCTTCATAAAGTCTTTGTTCTTCGGAACTTCCTA